CAGTAGTGGTAACATATAAAAATACAAACGAAATTAAATTAATATTAAAAGATAAACTATACGAGGCGTTATATGAAATCTCAAGCGATGAAAGAGGTATTTCAGACAACAATGAATCTGATAAAACCACCTCCACATCTAAAGATAAGTCAATGGGCAGATAAATTTAGAATTTTATCTTCAGAAAGTAGTAGTGAAGCTGGAAAATTTGAAACTAGCAGAGCGTTATTTCAAAAAGAAATAATGGATAGTATTAATGACCCAGCTATTAATGAAGTTGTTGTTATGTCTTGCTCACAAGTAGGTAAAACTGAAATTTTATTAAACGCTATTGGCTATTATATAGCTTATGAACCAGCACCCATATTAGTAGTGCAGCCAACTTTAGAAATGGCTCGTGCTTGGTCGCAAGATAGACTTGCTCCTATGATAAGAGATAGCAGTATTTTAAAATATAAAGTTGCCGATGTAAAAAGTAAAGATTCAGCAAATACAGTTTTACATAAAGTATTTAATGGAGGTCATATAACTGCTTGTGGAGCAAATAGTCCTGCGTCTTTAGCATCAAGACCAATTAAAATAGTATTATGTGATGAGATTGATAGATACCCACCAACTGCTGGAAGTGAGGGCGACCCAGTTTTATTAGCTAAAAGAAGAAGTGCTACTTTTTGGGATAGTAAATTAGTATTAACATCAACTCCTACTGTTAAAGGTAATAGTCAAATAGAAAACGCCTATTATGAAAGCGACCAAAGAAAATTTTATGTACCTTGTAAAAAATGTAAAAAGAAACAAACTTTAAAGTGGTCCCAAGTTAAATGGGAAAAGGATAAACCAGAAACTGCAAGATATATTTGTGAACATTGTGAAAAAAAATGGGATAACCTAGATAGAATTAATAGTATTAGTAAAGGTTCTTGGAAAGCAACTGAAAAGTTTAATGGTCGTGCTGGATTTTTTTTAAATGGCCTATATTCGCCTTGGGTAACTATGGAAGAAGCTGTGGGAGAATTTTTGAGAGCAAAAAAACAACCTGAAACATTAAGAGTATTTGTTAATACTTATTTAGGCGAAACTTGGGAAGATGAGGGAGAACGAATTGATGATTTAGGATTATATGAACGCCGAGAAGATTATACATTTCCTGAAGAAGTTATTTTACTAACTGCTGGTGTAGATATTCAAGATGATAGAATAGAGGTTGAAGTAGTTGGTTGGGGATTAGAAGAAGAAACTTGGAGTATTGATTATCAAATAATTTATGGAGACCCATCAGCTCCTAATATTTGGCAAGAACTAGAAGTCATACTTACTAAAACCTATGATAAACCAGATAAATCTAAATTAAAAATAGTTTCAGTATGTATAGATAGTGGACACCATACAAATCAAGTTTATAAATTTTGTAAACCTAGATATGCAAGACGAGTATTTGCAGTTAAAGGAGTGTTAAAGACTTAGGGTGTGAACATAAACAAGTTTTACATTGACCATTGAAGGTTATTGTAAGGCTTTTAGTATTTGCC